AACCAGTGGCGGAACGAAAAAAACCACGAAAACCCGCAAAACCAAAAAGTAAAGGCCGTGGAGGCCTTGGCAGATGGTTTGATGAGAAATGGGTCGATATAAAGACCGGGAAGCCATGTGGCCGTTCTAAGGGCGAAAAACGCGATTATCCGGCGTGTCGTCCATCAAAACGAGTTTCAGGCAAGACGCCAAAAACGACAAAAGAGATGAGTCCAGCAGAAAAGGCTCGTTTCAAGCGCGAAAAGACTGGATCAAAGAAAATTTCGTACCAACATCGCCGACGTAAAGCCAAGAAGAAGAAGAGCTGACATGGCTTGTGGAGGGTTAGCGGTTAGACTGAGTGTTATAGACCCTTCTTATGTCTAAAAATGGCTGTTCTTCGCGGAGAGCAAGGATCGGTTCAGTTTGAAACTGGTGCTGGCAGTCTTGCCACAGTTGTCGGCACTCGTAGCTGGACGCTCAACATCACCAAAGACACGTTGGACACTACAGTCCACGGCAACACTTTTCGTCAGTTTGTTGGCAGCATGGTCAGCGGCTCTGGCACGGTTGAGTTGGTTTACGACCCAGACGCAACTGGCCAAGCTGGTTTGATTGAAGATATTGTAAAACCCAACGATGCTGCAGATGCTTCGTTTGAGTTATTTACTACTGGTAGCAGTACAGGCACTGACTCTGTTGCCTTTGGCGGAATTATTACCAGCATGGACATCAGTTCTACTGTTGGAGATTTAGTTGTTGCCACTTGCAACTTCATCACCAGCGGCACCATCACTTCCAACCTTCAGTAAGGGTTAGAACGATGGCAGAGCGCAAAAAACGTAAACGGGGTCCCAGCCTTAGTGTTGGGCGTGGCGAAAAGCTGCCTGCTAGTAAAGGTGCTGGTCTTACCGCTAAAGGCCGCGCCAGGTATAACCGTGAAACAGGTTCAAACTTGAAGCCGCCAGTAACGGGTAAACCTAAAAGCAAAGCAGAAGCCGCCCGTAAGAAGTCTTTTTGCGCTCGTAGTCGTGGATGGACAGGTGAACGGGGTAAAGCGGCCCGTCGTCGATGGGGCTGTTAGTAACTCACTTTTGAGGTGTCATGACCTACTCTGTGCCGGGTCTGGTAAGAACGCATCTAGTCAGCTCTTCCTATTTAGGAGGTGTTGACAGTCCGTTCGTTCGGACGCGGGCAGTAATCGACCAGATGAAGGGCTGGGAGATTATGAAGGCCGTGACAAGCGGTACAGAGTATTTACGTGACAACTCAGAAGCATTTTTGCCATTAGAGCCACGCGAAGACTACAGCGCGTATCTAGCGCGGGTTAACCGGTCTGTTTTTACGCCGTATACACAGCGTTTGATTCGAGCAGCGGCTGGGTTGATTCTGCGTAAACCGATTAGTGTTGAGGGAGACCCATATTGGACCAATGTCTTTAACAAGGATGTTGATGGTTGTGGATCAGATTTAGATGAGTACGCTCGACGACTCTTGATTTGTGCCCTGACTTATGGGCACTGTCACACTCTGGTTGATTTTCCTGCGCCATCGGACGCGAGAAGTCTTGCTGAGGAGCGTGCTCTTAATCGTCGGCCCTATTGGATTGAAGTGGATCCGACCCAAGTTTATGGGTGGCGATTGGACCGAGAAGTCAACTACGGCAACCTTACGCAAGTTCGTATTGGTGAAAAAGCCGTTGTGCCTGACGGTGAATTTGGAGAGAAAGTGTATGACCAAATTCGTGTCATCGAGCCAGGTCGTTATCGTGTGTTCCGGCAAGAAGAGCCGAAGAAAGATATGCAAGGGCAGTTTCCATACCCCTCTAGCTTCGATCAATCCGACGCTACGGCGGAGTACGAGCTGGTTGAATCAGGCGATTTTTCGCTTGGTCAGATTCCGCTAGTAACGATTTATGCCAATAAAACAGATACATTGACGAGTAAGCCGCCATTGCTGGATATTGCTCATCTCAATTTGGCCCATTATCAACGGCAAGCGGATCTTATCCACAGCTTGCACATCGCTTCGCAGCCGATGCTTGTCCTTGAAGGCTGGGATGACCAGACAAAAGATATGGCGATTAGCGTTAATTACGCGATGGCGACCCAGCCGGGTAACAAGGTCTATTACGTGGAGCCTGCGTCAAGTGCGTTTGAAGCGCAGTCGGCTGAAATACAGGAGTTACAGCAGCAGATGGCGACACTTGGGATCAGCACGTTGAGCCAACAGAAGTTTGTTGCGGAATCTGCTGATGCCCGCCGTTTGGATCGTATCGACACTAATTCGATGTTGTCGATGGTTTCGATGGACCTTGAGTCAGGTTTGCAAAAATCGTATGACTTAGCTGCTGACTACTTAGGTTTAGAACCACCTGAAGTCAAGATTAGCCGTGACTTTGACCTGCAACGGCTTATCGGGCAGGACATTGCAGCGATGGCTCAACTGTTTGAAGATAAGGTCATCGATCGGGACGAGTTCCGTGAGATGCTTGTGCAAGGCGAAATCTTGCCTACTGTGGCCCAAGCGGAGGATCAACCTGAATGACCAAGTCTATTCAGCGAGTATTGCAATCTGACGGTACTTACCGTTGGGAATCTGTCGAGCATTTAAGTGAGGCAGAAGAAATTAAGCAGAAAAAACCTAGTTCACCACCCAAATCGACAAAAAAACCAAAAACTACTAAGGTAGTAAAGCAAACTGATACAGAAGAAGCGTCTTCGTAATGGAAGAACAAGTCATCCAGGAAACGCCCGTGGCGTCTTCTGAACAGCCCGTGGCTGAGACTCCAAGCACCGTCAACATTGATGTTTCTGCGTATGAGCAGAAAATTCAGACGCTCCAGCAACGTGCCAGTGAAGCCGAAGAAAAATTCCAAGGCATCAAAGGCAAGTTAGACGAGGTCTATAAAAAACAAGATGACCAGCGTCGTAAGACGTTGGAAGATCAAGGCCAGTGGAAGGACCTTTGGGAGGAAGCCAACAAGACTGCTCAAAGCAAAGATCAGCAAATTGCTGACCTAGAGCGACAATTAGCTGAGCTTCGCAACTCTAATGAGACTGCAGCAATGCAAACCTCAGCGTTGTCTGCGATCAGTCAGGCTGGAGCAATCAATGCTGAGCAGATGCTACGCCTTGTTCAAAACGACCTTAAAAAGTCGGATGATGGCAGTGTCAAGGTGCTTGACGGTGGTGTTGAGCAAGACATCAATGTCTACCTTGCCAAATTGAAGAATCCTGGTTCTGGCTACGAGCATCATTTCAAACCTAGTGCTCAAGCTGGTATGGGAGCCAAGCCAACTACAGGAACTGCTGGTGCAGCAGGAGTCGCTAATCCTTGGTTGGAAGGTAGTATGAACTTAACAAGGCAAATGGCCTTGGAAGCTACCGACCCTGATCTTGCAGCCGTGCTCAAGAGAGAGGCAGGTAAATAGTCCCCGTGGGACACCACTTCGAGTCCGTGACTTGAAACCCCGCAAACGTTATCCCTGAATAAGAAATGGCCGCACCATTTCAGAATTATTCCGGCGGTGTCCTTCTGGCGGACATCGTAAAAAGGAATAATCTCAGCACCTACGTGTCTGAGGCAATCAAAGAGCGCAGCTTGTTCATCAAGTCTGGCGCTGTTGTTCGTAACGCTCTTCTCGATTCTCGTGAAGGCGGTACTCGCATTCAAGTTCCTGAGTTCAACCCCATTGCTCCTTCCGAGGAGATTATGGACGGTACAGCTAGCTGGGGTACCAGCAATGCTGGTTATCTGACCCCTCAAAAGGTTGGTACCGGAACTCAGATCGCAACCATCTGTCACCGTGGCTTTGCTTATGCCGTGGATGACATTGCGATTTTGGCAGCTGGTGAAGATCCCATGCTGCACATTCGCAACCAACTGGCTGACGCAATCAACAAGCTAAACAGCGCACGTCTGTTCTCTCATCTGAACGGTCTGTTTGCTGCAGGAGCTGGTGCGTTGGGCGCTAACCACTTGGACATTGCCAAGGCTGGTACTGGCGCTACTGAGGACAACTTCCTTAGTGCTTCTACTGTTGCCCGTGGTCGTTCACTACTGGGTGAGCGTGGCGAAGAGCTTGACACTCTGATCGTCCACCCATCTGTTGCGTTCTACCTGTATCAGGTTGGAATGCTCACCTTCTCCACATCTGCTCTGGCTACTGGCGGTGCAGTCACTTGGGGTGGTGGCGGCGTTGGCGTTGGTGCTCGTTCTATCGGTGAATTTGCCGGTATGAACGTGATTATCGACGAACAGGTCAACACCTATGCACCTGGCGCTTCTGGTCATCAGAAGGAGTTCCGTTGCTACTTGATCAAGTCGGGCACCATTCTTGAGGGTGTTCAACAGGATCTGCGGATTGAAGCTGACCGCAACGTGCTGTCTAAGCAGGACGTGCTGTCGGTTGATTATCACACTGCGTACCACCTGATGGGTACGAAGTGGAGCAGCGCTTCTGACAACCCTGCTAATGCTGATCTGTCTAACAGCAGCAACTGGGCTCTGACTTATGACGCTGACTTGATCCCTGTGGTCGAGTTGATTGTCAACACCCCTCTAGACGTTACCGCTATCGCTTGATAGTTCGGTTGCCAAAGGCCCTACCATTAGGTGGGGCCACTTTATTTTTGCGTTATGGCTGCCACGATCAACGCCACTCTTAGCAGCGCGACAGCCAACAGCTTCGTGACCTTGGCAGAAGCCAATGCGTATTTTGAGACGACGCCCAGCAGCACGCAGTGGGACAACAAGCAAGACGACAAAAAAATTCGTGCATTGATTTCAGCTACGCGCTGGATCGATACGTTGAATTTTTACGGTGATCGTTGCGATGCAGACCAAGCTTTGAGCTGGCCTCGCAATAATTATCATGTGGATCGTGTTGAGCTAGCTTGCTCCGCTATTCCAAACGACATTAAATACGCTACTTATGAGCTAGCGAACGCGCTAGCTAATGACACGGACGCGATTACAGGGTCTACCGGCGATACGGGGCTATACAAATCCGTCAAGCTCGGGGAGATGGAAATCGAGTACAACACTGCTAGTCAGGCTACTGGAACTGTTAACAACGTATTCGACGTTTATCCTTGGCTTCAGTCTTATCTCGGGGCTTATTGTCTGGGTGGCAGTGGCTCGTATTCTGTCCGCGTTGTAAGAGGTTGACATGCCTGGAGCGCTAGATGCTGCATTTCGTAAAGCTGCTGAGTCAGTCGTTAAGGACTTGGCAACCGGCCTAGATGTCGAGATTGATTATGTGCGTGAGGTATCTGGTCAATACAACGTGGCTACAGGCACTTACACAGATTTAAGGCAGACGTTTGCGGGCATTAGGGCTCCGATTGAAGTTATCAACTCTGAAGGAGACAACGGCGCTGAAGAACGTAGGGCTCGGGTTTATATCGCACCAAATCAAATCAACGATAATCAACCGACGGTATCGGACGAGATTACGTTGAAGTTTCAAGGATCTGATCGTAAGGCTCAAATCGTCGACATTCGGACGTTTGGCGGAGGCCAAAATTATCTGTATATCCTTGAGGTGGTGTTCTAATGACGCTTGTCAACGCTAGGGCTGCATTGGAAACGGCGATTGAAAACGCAGTGACCACAGCGGATTCGGACGTAACGGTGGTTTTCGACAACATGCCATTTACCGTTCCAGGCAAAACAAAAAAGTACGTGTTGGTGGCGATCAACTTTGACAGTGCAACGATCCAAACGCATGGCGCTGCAGTAGATCAGTATGCTGGAACGGTGCAGTGTGGCATTTTTACGCCAAGGAATAAAGGTAGTGCTGCTGCTGCGACTATTGCTGAATCAGTAATTGACGGTCTTACCTCGGTTAATGCTTCTGGTTATACGGACACGTATTCTGTGGTGCCACGAGTAGGGCAGATTAGTGGTCCTACGGCTGTGACTAATGAGGGTGCAAGTCATTTTGTAAGTGTTCTTAGTTGTTCGTTTACTGCAGTCTGATGGCTAAGCCAATTACCGAGCTGACCAAAGATATTCGCAAACTGGTCGAAGATGGACGAGCAGCGGCTGGTCCAAAAATTATTTTTAGTCTTCAGAAAGCAGGGCCTTGGTGGACTGGCAACTTTGGAGAACAGTGGAAATTAGGAGTCCAGCCTATTAAGCCCACAGTTAAAAGAACAAAGGATTGGACAGAGCTTCCAAGGGGCAAAGAACCGCCTAGGCCTGATTTTTCGCCAAAACCAGTGTTAAAAGTGTCGATTGATAGTCCTTTGTATATCGGCAATGCAGCTGCGTATGCGGGATATGCCGTAAACGATCCAAGCGCCAAAATAGCTGGTAAAACTTATGGCGAGGATAGGCCTCCTAAAATAACAACGGCTCCTAGTGGGGTACGTTGGTACGAGCTTTATACAGTTACCAATCGGGACACAGGATTGTTTCTTGACCTAGACAAAGCGTTTGCATCTGTCCGCTTAGGATAAGCTATATTGTGATAGTTGACTGAGTTTTATGGCTGAAACACGCGCAATCGACAAGCTGTGTAAAGCGTTTAATGTAGAAGAACGCAGCAGCTATACGATCAAAAGTGGCGAGGAGGTCATCTTAAAGCTGTACTGGAAGCCGTTGACGATCGCAGATCGAGACTCAATCAATAAAACAATGAAGGCCTTGAACCTTGGCAAGACCGAAGACAACCTAGATTTTGCGATTCAGATGATGATTCGCAAGGCTGAGGACGAAGCAGGTAACAAGCTTTTTTCAGACGGGGACCGTGCCAAGATCCAGAATCGCCTGCCTTTAAGCATTGTGCTGGACATCATGTCCAAAATGCAGGGTGTAGAAGGGGTGGAAGAAGCGGATAAGCTAAAAAGCGACGCTTGAGCAGGACAACTATCTGTTTTTGCAGTTTTTCATAGCTGAAAAGCTAGGAATGACGCTGCTGCAGCTGCGAACGACGATGTCTACAGAAGAGTTGCTGGGCTGGAGCGCGTACTGCACGTTAAAAGCTGAACGGGAGGAGAAGGAAATGGAGAAAGCTCGTCAGCAGGCTCAGTTTCGGAAGGTGCGCTAACCTGAGGGTAATGTCTTCGGGTTAGTCGTGGCTGCTGAGTACGAAGTCAATATCAAGATAAACTCTAAAAAGGTTGTCGCAGACCTGAACAAAGTTGATACCGCTATAGATAAGACTGCAAAGAAAGCTGGTGACATCACCGATAAACGCACAGCTGCGATGGTCAAGCTGCGTAGCATTGGAAATGACGTTACAAGACTAGAAGAAAAAGGCCTTGATGTTAGTAAAGCTCGTTTCCAAGTTGACAAAGCAGGTGAAGCAATAAATAAAAAAATGTTTTTGACTGCAAATTCAAGAATGGGGGTTGCAATTAAAGAGCTTAATATACAGCGTGGTATTACTAAACAATTAGAACAGCAAGAGAAAGCGCGACAGCGGCAAAGGGTAAAACGAGCAGAAGGTGTTGCTCTTGGCGCTGGGTTTCCGCTGTTATTTGGCGGTGGCGCAGGGTCAGTAATTGGCGGTGGCTTAGGCGGCCTAACGGGATCTTTTGGAGCGCAGATTGCACTTAGCGCTCTCGGCCAACAAGTCGATAAATTTGTCGCAGGCATGGTTGATGCGGGCAAGGCCCTTACCAGTGTTGGTGGCGCGGCTGATTTTATGGCTGAGAAAAGCCTGTTCAGCTCCGACAAGATGCAGTTTCGCATTGAGAAGCTAATTGAAGAGGGTCGAGTTACTGAAGCAGCTGCGTTGATGACGCAGGAAATGGCCAAGCAGGTTGGCGGCAGTGGCTTGAAAGCATTGAAAGATCTTGGTGACGAAGCCAACAAGATGGGCAAGTTGTTTAATGCGTTGATACTTCAGGTTCAAGCGTTTATTTCAAAAGCCTTGACTCCGTTGTTGGCCGCAATAAATAAAGTCGTTGGAGATATTGTGCTAAACAACCAGTTCAATGCTTTGATGGGCGAAGCTACGGGCGCTAGAGCAAAAGAAATTGAAGAATTTTTGAAACCGTTTACTAGGAGAGTTAGAAAAGGTGCTGCAGCTAAAGACGTAGTTACGAGCGAAGGCAAGCGACTTGCAGTAGAAAAATTTGGCGGGCAAGTGATTCCAGAAGGTGCTGCTATTGAGCCATCAACTTTAGAAACGTTAAGCACTGCAGATAGTAGAGCGGGCGACGTGGCAAAAGACCAACAAAGGTTGGCTGAAATTGTAAGAAGATCTCAAGAGAGACTGCAAATTATGCAGCAAGAGGGCGATCTTGCTAAAGAGTTGAAAAAACTTGATTTTGAACGAGCTGCAGAAATAGAAAAAATCAACAAGCTCGAACTTGCTTCAACTGAGGCGCGGGAAGACGCTATTAAGAAAATCGACGAATCGTTTGACGCTCGAAAAGGTGAAGCCATAGGCAAAGCGTTAGGCAAGGATCTTCAAACTGCTATAGCACTAAAAAAAGCACAAGAAGATGTCTTGAGACCCTTAAATGATCAAAAAAGGTTGCTAGAAGCTAAGTTAAACGGCAATGAAGAAGAGGTGCGGATGTTGTTAAAAGTTGAAAGTATTATGGAACGAGTCGAAGGGCTGAATAAAGAAAATGTTGAAGATCTTGTCAAAGGAAACGCTTTACTTGCGGAGCAAGTTGCGGTTGCTGAAAGATTAGATCAAGTCTATGCCGCTATTGGCCAAAGCATTACTACTGGCATTGTTGGTGCGTTGACTGAGGCTGTTGAGGGTACCAAGAGTCTTGCGGAAGTTGCTGGAGAGACGCTTAGACAGGTTGGCAATATTCTTTTACAGTTTGGAGTTCAAAGTACGTTAAGCGGAGTACCTGGCTTGGATAAATTTTTCCCAGGCAGGGCGCTTGGCGGAAGCGTTTCAGCAAACAAGCCTTATATGGTTGGCGAGCGCGGACCTGAGTTGTTTGTTCCTGGCGCTCAAGGTAATGTCGTTCCAAACAACGCCATAGGCGGCGCTAATGTCGTTGTAAACGTCGATGCATCTGGATCGCAAGCACAAGGCAATCAGCCAAATGCCAAGGCACTGGGTGCTGCTATTGGAGCGGCAGTGCAGGCTGAGTTGGTTAAGCAAAAACGTCCTGGAGGCTTACTGAGCTAATGGCAACCTTCCCATCAATCAACCCGACTTATGGCCAGGTAAAGCGCAGTGCGCCTCGCGTGCGTGCAATTCAGTTCGGCAGTGGCTATCAGCAGCGTGCGCAGTTTGGGATACAGCAGAACCCAAAGGTATATGACTTAAGGTTTGAAGTGTCAGAGACTGACGCTGACACGATTGAAGCGTTTTTAGACGCACGCGCTGCGGTGGAAAATTTTAACTTTACGCCGCCTGGCGAAAGCAGTAGCAGCAAGTTTATTTGTCGTGAATGGTCAAAGTCAATTCCATATTTGAATCGAGCCACGATCACAGCTACTTTTGAGCAAGTCTTCGAGACCTGATGGCTTATCCATATTCCAACCACAGCTGGAGCGCAAGCACAGCATTCGCTGTTGGCGATGTTGTACGAGCAAATCCGTTAAAGGGTAATACGCTTGCGTTTAAGTGCATACAAGCTGGCACAACTGATACGGCAGACGAGTATGCAACCTTTCCAAATCAGGAGCCAGCATTTCCGTTCAAAATCACGCAAACTCTTGAGGATGGAAGCGTTATTTGGGAGGCATTTGAGCCGTTAGCAGAAGAGCTGCTGCGTCTTGCGCCAACTGCAATCATTGACCTGTTTGAGATCCAGCTGACTGAAGCTGTCAATGGTGTCAATGATATTTTGCATTATCACGCTGGAAAAAACGGGCTGACGGAAGATATCAAGTTTGGCGGTCAAACCTACCCTGCGGTTCCTGTGGAGGTTGACGGTTTTGAATTTTCCGCAAAAGGAACGTTGCCACGCCCAACGCTTCGAGTCGCCAACGTTAACAATGCAATTACTAGCTTGATGCTGCTATATAACCCACTGGCAGCAGAAGTCAGACGCATCCGCACGTTTGCCAAGTTTATCGACACAACAAACTTTAATGAGGATGTTGGGTTTACTCGTGAGTCGGATGTAGAAGATTTTTTGATTACGCAAGGTGGAGACACCTTGATTGAGCAGACATTCAACGACACTGCTGACCCTGATGCCAAGATTGTTGAGACATGGTACATCGACAGGGTTTCCTCAGAGAATCCTCAGTTTGTAGAGTTTGAGCTAGCGCCAAGACTTGATCTAACGAACTTAGCTTTACCTCGCAGGACGATTGAAGAATTTTGCCCGTGGACGTATCGCGGTGGCAGGGAGTGTCCTTACGTGGGTGACGATTGTTTTACGATCGACGATCAACCCATCACGACTGGTACGCAAGCAGAAAAAAAAGCTGCGGATGTTTGCGGCAAAAAATTGTCTAGTTGTCAGGCAAGATTTGGGCCGAAAAACCTACCTTTTGGAGGATTCTATGGAGCAAGACTTCAAGCTTGATGCCGAGAGGCACGCCTACGCGCAAACGCCACAGGAGTCGTGTGGACTAGTTGTTAATGACAGGTATTTCCCATGTCGAAACATTGCGCCAGAGCCTAGGGAAAATTTTGTAATTGACCCTGTTGATTACGCAAGAGCTATGCATTTTGGTCCGATTGAGGGCGTGGTTCACTCGCATCCAAAAGGCACGCCTATCAGCGATCATGATCGCAAAGCTTGCAAGCAAACTAAACTGCCTTGGTATATCTATTCTATGCCTACTCAGGAATGGCTGACTATCGAGCCCTGATTGGTCAGCAATGGGAGTACGGCAAACAGGATTGTTACACACTGGTGCGGCAATACTATGAGTTGATTGGCGTCAAGCTGCCAGACTTCCCACGACCTGAGGATCTTGGTACAACAGACAGCATCTTCTTGCGTTATGCAAAGTCACTGAAGTTTGAGCCTGTCGAGCTAGGCGATCGACAGAAGAGCGATCTGTTGGTGATGAGGCTTGGTACGAGAACACCAATGCACGGTGCGATTTATGTAGGTGGCGACAAGATTTTGCACCAGCGTGTGGACAGCATCAGTGCGGTGGAACCGTTACGGCAGTATTATCGGAAAAGGATTGCGGCTGTCTTTCGTCATGCAACTTGTCATGCTGGCAGGTGAGCTTGGCGAAAAGTACGGCAAGCAGCACGAGTATTACAACCTGCAGACACCAGCAGATGCGCTCAAGCTGCTGTGCATCAACCATCCGGCGTTAAAGCAGGAGTTGATGCAGGCGCACCATAACGGCGTTGGGTACAAGGTTATTCAAGGTGGTGCGGCAATGGGATATGACGAGCTTCAGCTGCCGTTTGGCAGCAAGCCATTGCTTGTGGTGCCTGTGATTTCTGGTGCAGGTGGTGGCAGTACGACACAGATACTGGCTGGGGTTGGTTTGGTTGCCGCATCGTTCTTGCTACCTGGCGCTGGGTTATTTGGTACGACAAGCGTTTTTGGCACTTTGGCTGCTGGCTCTACTGCGGCAATTCCTGCTGCAGGCGCTATTGGTGTTGCAGGGGGAGCTTTTGGTACAGCTCTTGGTACAGCTTTGAGTTCAATCGGTGCAGGCTTGATTCTTAGTGGTACTGCAAATTTGATCTCACCAATTCCTGACTTCAATTCCAGAAGGATCAGAGGCGAAGGCACAAGAGTGCGTGGCCCCGGCCCTGACGGCGTTACACGCGGTGCAATGGGCCATGCAAATTACGCGTTTACCGGGCCAGCTAACACTGTTGGAACGGGAGAGACAGTGCCTGTGATTTACGGTCGTGTCATTGCAGGCAGTCACTTGCTAGCTGCCAATCTTGTCGTTTCTGATGATTCAGACCCGCTCAAGATAACAACGCAAAAGCCAGGCTTGGAGACTTTTAGAATCAATGGCGACGAAGTCAGTAGAGAGTTAGAGCGTCATGGCGGACTAAAAGGTCGAAAATTAGGTACTGAAATAAGAAGCACAAACACTAACAGTAGGATTTTGGTCAACAAAGTCTTTGGCCCAAACGGCGATAAAAATCTCGAAGAAGAGCAAACACTTTCGAGTGATAGTTTAGACCACAGAAACCGCGTCAGAAAAAAACTTGATATATTATTCAAAATTGACAAAGGTTTGTTTGATTTCGTTGGTGCTGAAGGGTCAACAAAAATAGATGGTTTTATCAGATACAGGATCACTGTTGAGCTAACAGGCTCAGGCAATAATCCAACTGTTGCAAGTGCTGATGTGACTGTCCAGGGCCTTTTCCTTCAAAGCCATAAGGTTCTGTATGGACACAGGCTAGAAATGCCGAAGGTTAAGGATCGAAACCAAGTAGACGTTACAGTTGAGATTATTGATGCCGAGGTGCATGATGACGCAAGGCTGATCTTTCATGCTTATGGTTACGGACTTTTGGACAAAAACGACTGATTCGCTATGGCTCTCAACTCTAAGACCACGCTAAAAATTATTGACGCACTCTGCGAAGGGCCGATTGAAGGCTTGGTAGAGAGAAAAGGTCTTAATGAGAAAAGCGTTTTTCTAAACGAAACAAGGCTAACGCGTGAACAGCTTACCAATAAAACTGTCAAAGTTTTGACAAAGCTGGGAACAGGCAAACAAGGCACCTTTAATGAGGGATCTACGTTTGAGGATCAGCAGACGACAATTATTGATGTTAACCGAGAGGTTGGGTCTAACTATAGCGAAGAGTTAACCGAGGACGGTACTAATCGAGTCAAAAGAGGAGGGCGAGATTACGGTGAAGGTAAAGTTGTGCAGGCCATAACGGATGTTGACGTTGACTTTGTTGAGCTTGTATTTACCATCCCGAAACTGTATTGCATCGCCGCCGAAGGCTTGGCGCGGGGGCAACTATTTTTTGCGCAGATAAAATTAGAAGTGGAAGTTTGTGGGCGTGATGGTGTCTGGAGTCCAATAACTATAGAGCTTGAAACTCAAGAAAAGAAAAACATAATCAAAGGCATTTGCACCTCTCCTTTTCAATTCAAAACGCAAGCTTTTGATCTTAGGGGCAAAAAGGGTCCTTACAGAATTAGAGCACGCAAGGTTGCGTTTGCAGAGCCTGAAGACGCTTTTGAAATATCGTTTAGGGATTTTGACGATCTTCCGAAAAGGACTCCTATAGCTAGCAAGCGTGCCGATCAAATCTTTTTGACTAGCATAATTGTGGGCAAAAAATTTGGCACGGCTTATCCACACACGGCGCTTGTATCTTTGAGCCTAGACGCAGAAGAGTACAACACATTACCTGCAAGAGCTTATGAGATAAAAGGTCTTAGAGTAAAAATACCGTCTAACGCAAGTGTTGAAAAAAGTGGCAGGCTCAACTTTGACGATAAGCCGTTTGATGGCAGCTTGCAGGAAAATACGGCTTGGACAACGTGTCCTGTTTGTTGTTTCTATGATCTGCTTACTAACAAGCGGTATGGCGCTGGTGATTTTATTAATGAATCAAACCTTAACTGGGTTGATCTGATTGAAATTGCCAAATACTGCAATGAAGAAGTTGAGTTTGTAGACGATGAAGGTCAGACACAAAAAGAAGCTCGGTTTGCAATTAACACGGTTATTGGTTCCCAGGCTGAAGCCTTTAACGTTTTGCAGGACATGGCAAGTGTCTTCCATGGAATGTTGTTTTGGAAATCGGACAACGTACAGATTGCAGCAGACCATGGAGAGTTAAACGACACCGTTGCATCCGCACCAAAGAATGTGCCTGCAATCCATGTATTCAGCAATTCAAACGTTGTTGAAGGCAGTTTTTCGTACAGTGGATCGTCACTGAAAACACGCAGCACAAGAGTGCGTGTACGGTACAACGATCCTGACAACTTTCACAAACCAAACTTTGTTTGTATAGAAGACAGGAGTCTTATTGATAAATATGGCGTACAGGAAAAAAGCGTTGTTGCGTTTGGCTGCACGTCTAAATATCAGGCGCAACGCATGGGGCGCTGGATTATGCAGTCTGAGAAACTGCACGATGAAACTGTAACGTTTTCGGTTGGCCTTGAGGGTCTGAATGTTTTGCCTGGCCAGGTGTTTGAGGTATCAGATGAGATGCGTTTTGGCACGCGATTGGCTGGCCGTATTGTTGGGGTTAGTAACGACAGCACGCCTCCATTTGTTCGTATAGATCAGACAGCGTCGTTGCCTTCTGGCTCGAATAATAAGCTGACTGTTGTGATGAAGGATGGCACGATTGAGACAAGAGATATTGCAAGCGTAAGTGGCAATGAAGTGAGACTTGCGTCTGCCTATACGCAGGTGCCGCCTGATGATGCGTTATATGCGATTAAAAACGATTCTGCTGTTCTGTCTAAATACCGTTGCTTGTCAATCGCTGAGGGTGAAGAGGGAACCTATACGGTTGTAGGCGTCAAGCATGTTGATGGCATTTACAGGGTTGTTGAAGAACGGGCTAACAAGCTGGATTTACCAAATCCGTTTTTCTATGGAGCGGAGCCAAGCACGCCTACGGGCGTAAAGATTAGGTTTCAGCAGATTGATGACGGACGAAACACAACAAATCGAGCAACAGTGTCTTGGACGCGTGGCTTGTCTGGTTCTGTTGTTAGTTTCAAGGTTCGGTTCAAAATTGGCGACGGCGGCAACTGGATCAATCAGACTACAAATAACAACTCTATTAACATCAGCACAGGGCTTGTGCCTGGTAAGCAGTTGATCGTGCAGGTCAAGGCAATAGGGCCTGATCCTGACCGCAAAGAGTCTGCTTATTCAACCGGAGTAACTAGGGAGATACCTGTTGGTGGAACAAGTGACGACACATCAGACCTGGCGCAAATCACTCTGCCTCCAGACCCAGAAGACGTAACGATTGAAGCTATTGGCGTCGATCAAGTTGCATTGCGTTGGGGCGCAACGGCAAGCGGTCAGAAACTTGAAGCTTTTGTTGCAGTCATCAAGCATTCATCAAAAACGGATGGCAGTGGTTCCTGGTCAAACAGCACTGTGCTTCGCAAGGTTGAGGCACGTACAACATCAGTCGTACTGCCTTTGCTTAACGGTGAATATCTGATCAAGTTTCAGAACGAGCAAAACCTGCGTAGTGCCAGTGCAGTTAGTGCATTGATCAACATTCCAGACGGGATACCTCGTCTTAATTACGAGGTGATCAGGGAGGATCAGCTTGCTAATGAGTTTGGCGGTGACAAGGCTGGTGTTTATTACAGCCAAGAGTATGACGGTCTAATCCTTGACGGTGATGCATCGTTTGATGCGATCTCAAGCCTTGATGGCTTTACTGCAAATATCGACAGTCATTTTGGAACGCAACTTGTTCGCGGCGAGTATTTCTTTCAAAAGACAGTAGACCTTGGTAGCAAGTTCAGTGTGCGTATTCAGCGTGTGTTGGCAGCCAGAGGTCTTTACACAAGCGGATTGATTGATGATCGTTCTGAGCTTATAGATACATGGTCTGATTTTGACGGTGACTTGCCTGACGATACAAACGTGGAAATCTATTTCCGCAAGTCAGACTTAGCCGCCACAGTTTCAGATTTTGTCAATGAAGATGGCGCTGACAAAATTTTATATGAGGATAATTCAAACATCGAACAAAATTCTGACTTGGTATTTGACGATTGGATTCCGCTAGAGAATAACGTGTTCGTGGGGCGGACGTTTCAGTTCAAAGCAGTGCTGACGACAGATCATGTTGACCAGACACCAATCGTGGACCAACTGGGTGTAACGCTGCAGTTTGAACGCCGAACGGAAAACAGCAAGACGATTACCTCTGGAGCGTCAAGTAAAGCTGTGTTGTTTGAAAATGCGTTTTATACCGACGCTGACACAGAGGTCACTGTTGGGATTACTGCCTTCAACATTGACAGCGGCGACTACTACAGGCTGACAAGTGTGACGGGAACAGGTTTCACAGTTACCTTCTATAACAGTAGCAACGCTGTCATTGACAGGAATTTTCAGTACACTGCGATAGGATACGGAACAAAGCAGTCTTAAAGCGTTGTTATGGCACAAGCAGACGGTGTTGTCTCAAATGCCAGCGGTGCAGCGGTAAGGGCTGACATCAACGATCAGCTATTAGCAGTTTTCACGAACCACAGCGGGGCAACTCAGCCAGCTACTATTTCGAGTCATCAGTGGTGGTACGACGAAGCTAACAACATTCTCAAAATTAGAAACGATGCAGATAACGGTTGGATAAACGTTATTGACTTCAACACAGGTGCAGAAGGTGCATTGCATGTGCCTGTTGGTGCGGCGGCAACGACATCAATTCGTCCAGCAGCAGATGCCAACTCTGGCTTTTTCTTCCGTCAAGGCACTAATGCTGCTAACGATGGCTATGGCTTTGGCTATGCCATGGCTGGCACTGAATATCTGACAGTGCAGGCAAACACGACAGACGCAAGCACGCCTGATTTGTGTTGGAAATCAACGGGTGTCAGCATGAATGTCAATACAGCTAGTACCTCTGGCGTTCAGTTTACTCAGGCAGGGCGAGTAGTTATACAAAAAGATGCAGGTTTTGTGCTCGGGTTAAATCGAACCACTGACTATGGCGATATCATGTTATTTAACGCCTTAGGAGTTAACAAGGGCAATATCTCTATTAGTAGCGGTGGTGTCGCTTACAACACAATTTCTGATCACAGGCTAAAAGAAAACGTTGTTGCACTTTCAGGCGCAAAAGCTCGTTTGCAGCAGTTGCCTGTTAAACGATTCAATTTCACTGTTGATCCGGGTAGAACCGTTGACGGTTTTCTTGCTCATGAAGCACAAGCCGTTGTGCCGGAAGCGGTTACAGGGACTCATAATGAAGTTGATACAGATGGAAACCCTGTGTATCAAGGCATTGACCAAGCCAAGTTAGTGCCATTGCTAACGGCAGCATTACAGGAAGCTTTTGCTGAAATCGCTGCTTTGACAGCTCGTGTTGAAACCCTGGAGGCTGGTTGATGGCTGATAGAACTATTTCAGCGCTTTCGGCGCTTACCGATCCAGCGGACAACGACCTATTTGTTGTTGTTGACAACAGTGAAGCGACTGACGCGGCCAAAAATAAAAACTTGACATTTCAGACGCTGCACAAGTCTGTGGGTGATGGAACGGCAGCGTCACCATCAATCAGTTTTTTGAGTGATGCTGGTGTTGATGGATTTTTCAAGCCTGCTGCATCTGAAGTCGCGGTTGCTGTTGGTGGTGCGTATAGCAGCAAGTTCACAGCAGCTGGCTTTCAAGTAGGCACTGGAACGGCAGCAGCGCAGCTGCACTTGTTCAGCACTGATACAACCGATCAGGTCATCATTGAGAATACTGATGCTGGCCTAGATACAGCGCCTGATGTGGTGTTGTATCGCAACTCAGTTTCGCCTGCTGCTGATGACTTTCTTGGCAACCTTGAGTTCAGAGGCAAAAACGCTGCAGCTGAAACGATTGCCTACGGCCAAGTTTTTACAAAAATTGCTGACGCAACTGATGGCAGCGAAGATGGCACGCTCCAGCTAATCACGATTGCTGCTGGCACCTCAGCTGCTCGTGTAACAGTAAAAAGCGACAAGGTTGGAATAAACGAGGCTGACCCACAGCATCCGCTCCACATCACGGAGTCGGTTGCAAACACTGGTTTGTTCATCGAGTCAGCAGAGGCGGTCAGTGTCAGTGCTGCTGACATCACGCTGTATCACCACAGAGGTAGCAGCGTTTCTGGTCAGGACGCCGATGTTCTGAGCACCATCAAGTTTCAAGGCAACAACGACGCTTCGACGCCTGAACAGATTTTGTTTGGAGCGGTTGAAGCCAGCATCGTTGACGCCAGCGACACGACTGAAGACGGCAAGCTTGATTTCAAGGTGCAGGCTGCTGGTACGTTGACGAGTATGGCTGCGATCACAGCAGCTAACGTCACGCTTGGCAGTCGTCCAATTCTGCCAACACATACACCTGCATCGGCCAGCGCTGCTGGTACGGCAGGCGAAGTGGCATGGGACGCCAATTACATCTATATCTGTACTGCCACCAATACCTGGAAACGGGTTGCCATTTCGACGTGGTCGTGATGGCGGTAGCATTAGCAGGAGGTTGAGGGGTCATGGCAAACGCAAAGATCACTGATCTGACTGAGCTAACAGCAGTTCAGGGATCTGATGTTCTGCCGATTGTTGACACGCTCAACGATCAGACCAAGAAAGTAACCGTGACCAATGTGGTCACGACTGGTTTGTCTGATACTGCCGTAACTCCAGGGTCTTACACCCTGTCGAGCATTACGGTTGATCAGAAGGGTCGTATTACTGCTGCGTCTAATGGGACTGCTGCTGATACGGACAAGATAGTTGAAGGCAACAGCGAGGCTGAGGTTGTCGATACCGGCTCAGATGGTCACTTCAAAGTTACGACTGAAGGCTCAGAGCGAATTCGTGTTGGACCTGCTGGTCAAGTTGGTATTGCTGGCGCAAACTACGGAACCAGCGGTCAGGTTTTAACGAGTGGCGGCGCATCTGGAGCGGTTAGTTGGCAAAACGCTGCCGCAGGTGCAACAGGCGTCATTCTTGAAAATCAGCAGGCCATCAGTAGTAATTACACGCTGACTGCTAATTACAATGGGTTGAGCGTTGGTCCGGTCACGATCCAAAACTCAATCGCTGTCACTGTCCCTAACGGGGCAGTTTGGATGATTCTCTGATCATGGCCATCAAACTAAAGCGGAGCAGCACTGCCAATAAGCGACCGATCCCTTCACTGCTGGGATCTGGCGAACCAGTCGTCAATACAAATGAAGCGTCACCAGCGCTGTTTTTCAAAGATACGAACGGCAACCTAGTCAAGGTTGGTCCGGTTCATATCGGAACCAACGCTCCAAACTCATCACCAGCTAGCACGGCCGCCACTGCGCTTGTCGCTGGTACGACGTATCAAATTTTGACTGTCGGCTCTACTGACTTCACGTCTGTTGGAGCGTCTAACAACAATGTCGGCACTATCTTTCAAGCCACTGGAGCGGCAACTGGTTCTGGCACGGTGTCTGGCCAGCAAGGCGTTGAAAAAGGGGAGGAATGGTTAGACACCAGTACAAACAAACTCAAGATCTATAACGGCAGTGCTTGGGTTGAGGTCGGAGGCGGTGGTTATCCAGCTGGTGGTGGTTCAGATGAGTGGGCTTTAGAGCACGACAACACAGTGACAACGTCTTATTCGATTGGCAGCGGCAAGAATGTGGTTTCTGCTGGTCCGGTTAGTGTGAACGCATCGGCAGTCGTCACGGTGCCATCCACCACAACCTGGGTGATTATCTGATGGGACTCCGACTAGAGGGCCAAACTACAGGGCACGTAACGCTGCAGGCACCAGCGACTGCAGCTAGCAATACGTTGACTTTGCCTAACGGCAACGGCTCTAACGGCGACACCTTGATTACGAACGGGAGCGGTGTGTTGTCGTTTTCTTCAGTGCTAACCAGTGGTCAGTCGCTCGCATCTAATACAACGATTGCAGCATCGACAAATGCAGGTGTTATAGGGCCTAGGTACACGATTGCGACAGGCGCTACACTTACAGTATCGACTGGTTCGTTCTTTACGGTGCTGAGCTGACATGGCAGGAACAATCATTGCTGACACTCTTGAGCACTCCGACTCAACGTCACTGGCGACGAACCAGATTCCAGCAAAAAACGCTGCACAGACTTTTAGCGCTGCACAGACATTTACAGCGCAGTCGGTTCATAACGGCGGGATCGACTGTAACGGTGCTGTAGACATCGACGCCAATGTGGACGTGGCTGGAGCGTTTAACATCGACGGACAATATAAGCAGGTATCAGAAGCCGTTTCAGCTTTAGAAATTGACCTAAGCACTGGCAACTACTTTACAAAAACCATTAGCGGTAACTCAACGTTCACTTTTGCCAACCCACCTGCAAGCGGAACTGTTGGATCGTTTACGCTTGAACTAACGCATAGCTCTGGGACGGTTACTTGGCCAAGCAGCGTCAAATTTAATTCTGATACTGCGCCTACCCTCACAACTGGCAAGACACACTTGTTCTTCTTCGTAACCGACGATGGTGGCACGCGCTATCGCGGTTCTGCTCTTGTTGACTATCCAAACTGAGGAATAGCATGGATCCGATTACACGACAGGCGATTGCTGTTGCTGGTGGTGCAGGCGCTGGTGACGCGACTTATGTTGAGGACGTGTTTAGTACATTTTTGTTTGATGGAAATAGTAGTACGCAGACAATCAACAATGGAATTGATTTAGATGGTGAAGGTGGTTTAGTTTGGTTTGCAACACGTTCAGGCACTGCTACAGGCAGTGTTTTACAGGACACTGATAGAGGTGGGACTAAGTTCAATAGGGCCCATTCCAGTAGCCAAGAAGAAACTTCATCCAGCATGATAACGAGTTTTAATTCAAACGGATTTACAATAAGCAATGATACAAACGTAAATTATACCGGTGATAAAAAGGTAGCTTGGACGTTCCGTAAAACGCCGGGTTTTTTTGATATAGTCCAATATACAGGTGATGGTACTACAAGCAGAAATATCGCGCATAATTTGGGCAGCGTGCCTGGCATGATTCTTGTTAAGCGTCTTAATGACAGCGATGACTGGCAGGTTTATCACAGATCCCTTGGTGCTACTAAATGTTTGCAATTAAATCACGATTATGCTGCAAGTACAATTACTAATAGGTGGTATGACACAGAACCTACAAGCACTGTATTTACAGTTGCCAATACATCTACTAATGCTAATGGAAAAACCTACATCGCCTACGTTTTTGCCCACGATGATCAATCGTTTGGCACGAATAGCGACGAGGCGATTATCAAATGTGGGAGCTATACCGGCACCGGCACCTCAGGAAATGATGTCAATGTAGGTTTTGAGCCGCAGTGGCTGTTTATTAAACAAACAAACACCACTAGGCATTGGATGATGATTGATTACATGAGAGGCACAAACAGTGGTGATCCGTCTGGAGCTACAGGGACAGCCTATATAATACCTAATCGAGGAGATCTTGCAGAGTTAAATGGTGCTGGCAACATTGTAGATCCAAAAACTACAGGATTTGAGCTAAAGAATCACGCAAGTCTAGTAAATGAATCCTCGGGTAGCTACATCTACATGGCAATTCGCCGTCCACATAAGCCACCAACTGCTGGTACAGAGGTGTTTGGTATAAGTAGTCATTTTACGGGCAACAATAGCGGCACAAGGGCTATAACAACTGGAGGTGTTACACTTGATCTGGTCTTAACCAAGATGACCACTCATGGATCTACTAGCAACGCTACTTGCTGGACAGACAGACTAAGAGGCGGGCAAAGCCTTGGTTTATCTAGCAATCAAAGTGATGCAAACAGCTATTGGACAGCGCTCTCTGGTTGGCACGCTTTTGACGTAATGGACGGATACAAGATAGGAGGAACTTATTATGTTTATAGCAACAGCTCAAGCTCCAAATATATTTCTTATGGCATTAAACGTGCTCCAGGTTTCTTTGACATTGTTCAATACGTAGGCAACGGCTCAGCAAGAACAATCGCTCATGGCTTAGGAGCCACTCCTTCAGTAGTCCTTATTAAGGGAACAGACACAGTATTTAACTGGTATTGGCAGCACTATGCGCTAGGAGCAAACACTTTTCTGCAGTTAAACAATGATGAAATCCAAGGTGGCAATGGAGACCTCTTTAATAACACTTTGCCTACTAGCAGTGTTTTTAGTCTTGGAGATTTAGGCGGCGGCAATCAAAACACAAAGAAATATGTTGCCTATTTATTCGGCGATGTAGACGGAATATCAAAGGCCGGAACGTATTCCGGCACCGGCTACGACATTAACGTCGATTGCGGATTTAGTGCAGGCGCTCGATTTGTCATAATCAAACGAGCAAATGCCGCTGGTGATTGGTATCTTTACGACTCGGTTCGAGGAATTGTTAGCGGCAATGACCCTTATAGCTTGCTCAATACAACCGCTCAGCAAGTCACCAACACTGACTACATTGACCCCCTTAACGCAGGATTTACAGTGACGTCATCTGCCCCTGCTGCTCTTAATACCAGTGGTGGCACCTACCTGTTCCTTGCCATCGCCTAATCATCATGGAAATCCGCAACCGCTCCACTGGTGCTCTCACAACCGTCAGTCAATTCAAGGCTGAACACCCCAACACCAGCTTCCCTAAGCAGATCACAACTGACGTTCTTGACAGCTACGGCTACGACGCTGTGCTGAATGGAGCGGCAGCAACAGTGACTGCTCCTTATGGCGTCAGCACCCGTGATGGTGTTGAGGAGATTGACGGCAAATGGTTCACCAAGTTTGTCGCTGGTCCCATCTTTACTGACACTACAGACGACGAAGGCAACGTTACTTCTGCTGCTGACAATGAAGCTGCCTACAAAGCAACAGTTGATTCAGAGGCTGGTGCTTCGGTGCGTGCAGAACGCGATCAAAAGCTGACTGCTTCTGATTGGACGCAGATGGCTGACAGTCCTTTGGCTTCTGACAAGAAGACTGAATGGGCTACTTATCGTCAAAGCCTTCGTGATCTGCCAACAGCTAGTGGCTTCCCTCACACAATGACTTGGCCTGAAGAACCCGGTAGCTGATTGCAGCGCGGGCTATTATTGGTGTAATTGGCCTTTTAGCTGGTGTAGCGATGGCGTTTGGAACGGTCAAAGTAGACACGATCACGACCAGCACCAAAACGGTGACGGTCGATGATCTGACAGCGAACGGTCTAACGTCATCCGCTATCGGCAGCACTGTCCAGGCCTTTGATGCAGATACAGCCAAAACGGATGTAGCCCAGACTTATACAGCTGGGCAGCGTGGCACGATCACAACGCTGACAAGCGCTTCTACAGTGACCCCTGATTTTGGAGTCTCGAACCACTTTACTTTGACAATCGGTCAGAATTTAACGATTGCAAACCCATCAAACCTTGTTGCAGGACAGCAGGGGTCTATTTTTCTGATTCAGGACAGCACTGGATCACGTACCATTACATGGGGCAGTTACTTCGACTGGGCTGGTGGTACAGCACCAACGTTGAGCACAGCAGCCAGTTCTGTTGATCGTTTGGATTACATCGTTCGCACCACTGGTTCAATTCACGCTGTCGTTACCCTGGCCTACTCATGAGTGTTATTGGACAT